ATCCCACCTCAAAACCTTCTGCGAGACTTTTATTGGTTGGGGGAAGCTCGTTTCTCTGCGACGCAGTGCTGGCAACGCCGCTTTAGTGATGCCCAGTTTTTCAGATACCTCTTCAGGTCTAAGCAAGTTCATTCTATTTATACCTCTATATGTGTTCACTTGTAAACAGATTAGTGCATATACGTTCACCTGTCAAGCCATGACAGTGTCCCGATGTGCCTTTACTTCGTCTAGTAACGCCCCTTGCATCTTCTGCTTATTGCGAAGACGCGAGTAGATGCGCTTCTCTACTGGTGTGCCTTCAAGCATGATGATGAAGTTATTCATCTTCTGGCCGGGTCTATTGATCCTACCGTTTGCTTGCTCAAAGACTTCGTTCGACGTCACGCATGAATACCAAATGATGGTAGATGCTGATGTCAGCGTCAGCCCGTGGGACATAGCGGCAGGTTGCGCCACGATAACCTTTGGGTCTTTGCTCTTCTGGAACGAGCCGAATATACGGTCACGCTCATCTTTCTTTACCCCGCCATGTATCACCTCAACGGTGAAGTCCTTACTGAGTTCTTCAGCGACCATGCGAACCGAACTAACGTACGGTACGAACACAATCACCTTGCCCTCGGCTTGGCGTACAATCTCACGGGTCTCCTCGACACGAGGTGTAGACGGTATAGTCACCTCTTGTTTGTCATTGGAGTAAACGACACCACAGGCAATCTGTACTAGCTTGCCCATCTTGACCGCTTCATTGACTGCTGTGATCTCACCTTCTTCCGCTTCGGTGCGCATCCTAGCAACCATCTCTTTGTAGGCTTTGTTCTGTTCCTTAGTTAAACCCACCTGTCGAGTCTCGTACATAAGTGGAGGCAGGTCAACACACTCGTCACGTGTAAAACGCACAGATGGTTGCATAACATCACGTACGATGTCAGTTGCATCTGGTTTTGGAACCCACGAGAACTGCGATAACTGCCGCATCACCTGACCTTTGAACCTGTTGAAATAAGGTGGCACATTGCTCGGTGATATAAGTCTTGTCTGCGCCCATGCGTCCGTCGGTGCGTTAGGTGTCGGTGTACCTGTCATACCCCAACAAGCACGGACGACCTTGTGGCGGTTGACTACCTTGTTGATAGCTTTCCACCTGTCGGTGCCTGCGTTGCGTGCGGCCTGTGCTATCTCATCAATGATGACTAGGTCGATGTCTGGACGATCTGCTAACAACGGCTCGATGATCTGCAAGCCGTCATGGTTGATGATGTACACGTCGACGTCGGTGTTCAGCAGCTTGATGCGCTTGTCCTTCGATCCGTGTAGCACCGCATAGTCTAGGTGGGGGAAGTGTTGGAACACCTCGTCAGCCCATGTGCGCTCTAGCGTAGACAATGGGGAAACCACTAAGACTTTATGGAGATGGCCGACGCTACGTAGGTAGTCATAGGCCCACAACGACGCAAGCGACTTGCCAGTGCCAAGTTCAGATAGATTGAACGCTCTGTCATACATAGACAGGAACGCGGCGGCTTCACGCTGTGCATCGAACGGCTTATAACGTCCCGGCCAATCGTAGTACTCACGTATTGGGGCAGGGGGTTCGTACCCTAAGTTGCGTAGTACTTTAGTCTCTGTGAGTTTGTGCGGCACAGCAACGTACGGCACACCCTTAACTGTGAACTGCTTAGCCGTTGGTATTACATTGGTGATACGATCCGGCTCGCGGCTTTTAAGTAGTAGGGCTTTCTTCTTTTTCCAAATTAACATCTGTTGTGTCCTTATATAAACCGGCGTCTAGTTGGCGGATGCGTTCGTCGCACACGTGCTTGATCTTCTCGTAGTCGAGACGACGTTGGCCGGGCTTGTTACGTAGGACACGCTTAACAATGTCAGCGTCCCATGGGTTCAGGTCGTACTCTAACCAGATGTCCCATGGTTGGATTGCATGTTGGGAGTAGTCGGACTCGCCGACATGGTGGCTTCGTGTCTCCACTTCTTGCCGCCAGTTGGGGGAACCAATCATATTCATCAAGCGTTGCGCTTCTGCTTCTGTTACATCGCAGTTGAGCGAAACTTCTCTGGCGTCAGCTGTAGCACGATGCTTCAACAGGTATGCCCATACGCGTTCTTCAGTCTTATCCATTTCTAACCTCTTAGGAATACATTTTAGGGTTCTTCTTGCGCCACCCTTTGTTCTTTGCGGCACTCACTACGCGAGTGTTCGACTTGGCTGTGCTACCGCCCTTGTCCAGTGGCACCTTGTGGTCGATGTGTTTACCATCGCCCTTCTTTACGCGGCCTTCTTTGATGGCCTCGCGGCGTGCTTTGTTATTAGCCACGCGTTTTTTCTGCACACTAGGCTTCTTGTTATAAGCCGCCTTAGTCTTTAATTCCTGCTTCGATGATTTTGGCATTGATGGCCTCCTTAACTTGTTCAACATCGTCGACAACAAGTGCTAACCCGTAAGCACATTGTATGTCGTGAATTTCACGTTCCTGATTAGCAGTTACGTTCTTTATCTTGCCCGGCGCTTTAGTCTCGAAAGCCATGAATAAACCCTTGTGGCATACCAGTATGTCGGGGCAACCTACACGTCCCATGCCATTGGATACGGGCATGTAGTACCAAGCACCTATCTCTTTAAGATACTCTTTACATTTCTTCTTAACTTTACCCTCTGGAGTCATACCCATCAGTGCATTGGCTCCTCTAGGTAGTCGCCGTGCATGGCAACGAACTGTTCGAGCCTGTGTAGTAGCTCTAATTCAAGTGGTGTAAGCAGGTTCTGCTCGACTGCTAACTCTATAAGTTGTTTGTTATTCAATTCCATCAGTTGGTCGATGGTTAGTGTTGCTATCATTTTTATACTCCGCAGAATTCACAAAGTTTCTTGCCTACGGGGCACCAGTTTTTACACAGTCCGCTTGGCTTTGGCGTCCACTTATCTTCTTCGTGGGCTATGGCTAATCGTTTTAGTCTCGGCATGAACTCGTTCCATATCTCTGGTAACTGGTCACGCGTGAACACCTCTTTATCAAATTCACTGGTCTTTAGCCATATGAACCCAGTCGTAACTCTATCTATCCACGGGTAGATTGCGAAAGCAAGTGCTGCAAATAGTTTTAACTGATCTGTGTCAGGCTTACGTTTGCCTGTTTTCCAGTCGAGTAGGTACGCCCTGTCTGACCCAACGACCCCGATGTCGATGATGCCGCGTACCCACACATCCTTAGCCATCCACGTAGTAGGGCGGAAGCTCCGGTCGAGAGCAATACGTTCTTCGATAACACGCTTACCTTCGTAAGATAGTATCTTCTTAACGTACCGCTCGTATTTTTTGAGGTTCTTAGGCAATGGTTTACCGTCCTTGGCGAACAGTTCCAGTGCCTTGTGAACTTCGTTGCCCCAGATAGTTGCTTCTGTCTGAGGTTCTTTGACCTGCCGTGTCACCCGAGTTAACTCAAAGCGACGTGGGCAGGTTTCAAATGCTGTAAGAGCCGAATAACTCCATGCTTTTTTTAGTTCCACGGTGGCAAATTTCCTTCATAGATTTCTGTGTCTATTATATCCCAGAACTCTAATAGCATTTCGGTGCGTAGATCAGTCGATAACCTGTCTTGCTTTAACCGTTTGCGTTGTTGTTCTAGGAACGCGAGACGCCTCTGCGCCCATATGTGCTCTTGCTCTGCCATCCATTGCATACGTTTGGTGTAAGGTATCTCACCATAAAGCGCTTCCGCTTTGATGATCGCCCTAGCCATTCGTTCTCTTCGTGACTGTTGAACATAGCGTCCATTTAGTCGGCGGTAGATTGCTTGCACCTTAACAAACTGAAGACTACGTCGGTCGAAGCTGTCTCTTATCTCCAAGACGTACTGCGTAAACCCTTCTAGGTTATTGCTGTACGCTTCGATGAGTGGTTTTAAGAACTCATGCGCCTTGGGTAATAAAAATACCTCGGGATTATCTTCGTAACTTGTCATATGCTTATCTGCAATCGTTAGCCATTCTTCTACTTTGTCGGGATTTCTTAACAGGGTTGCAGTAACCGCTGATAAAGGACTCTCCTCAAAGTTATCAACCTTGATGCCCATTGAAGTTTACCTCCATGTATATCTCTTTCTATTGATTTATTCGGGGTTCCATACTTCAACGGGTCTTGGGGCGGAGCGAGTGGGGGGTTTTCCCAACTGGCTTGTTCAGGTGAAAAAGTTGCAACTGGTACGTGGCAACTCCTAGTCTTGTTGGCAGTAGCAGTTCTTGCGCTCTTACCATTGTTTACTTCGTGGATATAAGCCCACGTATAAATACAACTATTTGTCATGTTGTATGTCTCCTTTGTATATGTTTACATGTATATAACATGAAACGACCCTATCTGTACACATTTTTACAGATTAGGAAACCTTTATTTTGCGTCACCATATGTATCCGCAATGTCTCCCTCGCTCCATGTAACTAGCTCTGGCCACCACGTAGGGGGTGTGCGCATTACTTCCTGTACTATATCTAGCATCAACTCTGCCTCATCTTCGGGTACAACATATACCAACTCATCGTGCACCATAAGGGCAGGGTTTAACTTGGTAAGTTGCTGAACTGTTAACGCGTTGTCGGCGATTACACATCGGGCCAAGTGCTGTACGATGTTCTCGTCGATCTTTCCTGCGTATATTCTGGCCTTGTTCCGACCATGTCCGTATATAAATTCCATGCGACCGTCGTCTTCGTTGCGCTCAGTGCGCAGACTTGGGTAGCGGATAATACCTTTCGGTGTCTGTAAACCTTCGGGGGTAGGGATTACCATACCCCATGGGTCTACCGCTGTGCCTGTCGAACCACGCATGATGGTTGGCAGTACGTTGTGGCATGTACGCCACCCTTGAGCGATCTCAAAATATTGCGAACGCCACTTCTCTACGATGTCGCGGCTCTCGTTCTCTTCTAATTCAACGCCGCCCATGACCTTCGCAACTGTCATAAAGGTTTTCCATCCGGCACCGAAACCTAGACCGAGGTGTGCAACCTTACCGACTTGTCGTTGTTGCTTGGTTACTTCAGCAAAAGGAACGTCGTAAAGTTTACTGGCGAAGTCCTTATACAGATCGGCTTTCTCGGGGTCAGCCTTGAACATGTCCATGCTAGACTCGACTTTCCATAGGTAATGGTTGACGCGTAGCTCGATCCCGGAAAGGTCTGCGACGACGACTTTGTGGCCCGGTGGGGCGACGAGCGACTTACGTAGCGCATCGGATGGGCGTTGGTTATAAGGGTTTATGCGTGGTAAATTCTGTGGGTTGTAACCCCAACCACTCCACCTGCCAGTCGTGTCTGCACCGTAGTACTTTAAGGGTATAGGGACTTGTGACTTTGGGTGTGCACCTGCCGCGTCGAGGAACGCTTGGATACGGGTCTGTAATATAGTCGACTTCGCGTCGAGGCGGGCCGCAGCGGCGGATGCGACGACGGGGTTCTGGTGTTCCTGCAAAGCTAGGAAGTCTTCATCCGTCTTGGCCAAGGCAGGAATGTCTTTACCAGTGCGCGGCGAGACTTTAAGTGGCACCTCCACACCTAGCGTTTGCAGGAACGTAGCAAATTTAGCAGCTGAGGATAACACTTTCAACACAGCTGAAATGTTCTCTTCCTCACTCACGAGTGGGTCATATACGTCCATCGTCTTCGCGGCTTCGAGCATAGCCTGCTGTCGACGTTCACTCTCTTCTTCCAGTGTGCGGCGCAGTAGATCAACGTCAGCGTCGAACTGTGGCTCGATCAGCATACGTATGGTCATATCTAACAGCTTGACCTCATCTCTACGCGTTTGGGGTATGAGTTTGCGCAGTAGTGCGTAGCACTGGTCGGTGTCAGCGGCGTTATATGTACACATGTCAGCAACTTCTTGCTCAGTAAAGTCGTTGAGGTGCCTACCTTTGGTAGCGAGTAGGGCGGATTGATCTTTGCGCCCTAACTCATAGTGATCGACTAGCTTAGACAGTGATAAGCCAACGTCCTTGGCGTGAATGGGGCGTGCCATTGCAAGCGTACAACCCCATAGCTTAGGTTTAATTCCAAGCCTCCACGACAAGATCATGGCATCAAAGCCAGACAGGTTATGTCCGACGACCCAATACTGTGACCAGTCAACGCTGTCGACGTACTCCTGCACTGCGTCCTCGCCGACAATGACTACAGACGACTCATCATTCATTTTGAACGAGCAAGAGATTATCTCGGTTTCAGGGTGCATACAGTATGCAATGGGTGACATCTTGGACAAGGAGTGCGTGACACTCCAGTAAGTCTCAAGATCGACGGTACATATTTTCATGGTAATAACTCCTTATGGATTGACCGCCCAAGCTACGACAGCTACGATGACAATAAGCGCCGCAATTTGTGCGAGCTTGCATTGTTTCTTAGCCTTGAGTAGTTCAGCCTCTAGTTGTTCAACACGTTTTCTTGCGTCCGGGATTACGGGCGACGGTTTCTTCGTCGTTGCCGCTGGAGCTGCGGGGGCCGGAGCGACGGACGCAGGTTTGTTACGCGCTATCTTGCGAGTAGGTGTGTTCAGTGCTTTCTCAACACTCCACCCTAACTTGTTAACACGTTGATGCACGGTCGCAGGTGGTAGCCCTGCCTTGCGAGCCATTGCAGTGAGGTTACTATTTTTCTTAGCCATATCTGGCCTCCTGTTATTTAGTTTAGTTATCCCGACGACTGCCAGATTACCGATCTAGGTGGGTTTCTATGTTGCCGCATTTACCGATCTGACATTGGACACCAGACGCGTCGGGTCGCCTGCTTTTAGGAGCACACGACACCCCCTAGAATTTACGCCGTGATGCGGTGAGCAATCGCAATGGATGCAAGTGCGTCACGGTCAATACCAATGTCTGCCACGTTGGACGGTTGCGCCGACTTCTTGGTGCGCGGTGCCGTTGCCTCACGTAGCTTGGATATATACTTCTCAGGTACATACATCTCTATCTCTGGCATCTCTTTGATAGCCGCGTTGAGTGACGCATGTTGATCCATGAACGCCTTGAGTTGTTCCTCGATGGTACGGTACTGCTCTGCGATAACACCACGCTCAGTGTTGCGAGTGTTTGCATCATCGAGCCAAGTCTTTAATAACTCAGTGCAGTCGCTGTAACGCACATTGATTTCGACGGCGTAGTAACGGCTATCAAAAACCTTGGGCAGTTTGATCTTCTTGTGGTCAGGTGCTTCGATAGTTGTACTAAACAATGGGGTGCCATCGTCCTTCTTGAATTGCAACTCCACGCGCTCGTGCTCTTTGTACCATGAGTCAGGTAACTTACCCTTCAACTCAGGGGCGTCACGGAACGCGGAGTTCTGTGCGGATTCGACGGCGGCGTCGAACAAGGGTGTGCCAGACTGAATAGAGTTGGATTGGAAAGCAGTGAGTGCTTTTTCTTTCATGTTGCGCACTTTGCCTTTGATGTCGTCGACAAGCATGTCGGTTTT